TTAGAGCCAGATCCTAATTTCCAATCATAGGGTAGTCTGCCGTCAGGACTGCCTTGTATGCGCTGGGCTATTTCTCCAGCAAGAGATTCATAATCTTGGCGCTCAAAATCCATGTCTTTTTTAAACTCAGCTTTGTCAATAATTTTTTGCAATTCTGCTTGTTCTTTTCCTGTCGCTTTTCCAACCTGAGCAGAGGCCGCTTTTGCTTTTTCATACAATTTAACGTCCTGACTTTCAAGCCAGTCAGACACTTTATTAACAAATTGCGGAAAATTAGTAGAAATTTTATTTTTATTCCATACTCTGTTTAAGTAATTATTTGCCGTTGAAACGCTTACATCTTCTGGTAATAATCCTTGTTCAATCATCTCTTTTTTCATGGGGTCGTACAATTCTTTTACCCAAAAATCAGCTGACGCTTTTACTTCGGGAATATCGCTTTTTCCTGTTCTAATAGCTGTAGATACTTTTTCGCTAAATTCTCTGCGCGTTATTTTGCCGCCAGCTTTTTTGTACTGCGCTAAAAGATTAACGTGTTGCTCTACTGCAATTCCTAATTTTCCTGCGTGAAGACCAGCTAATTGACCCGCTGACTGCACCGCCTCTCCATCCATTTTAATTACATTTTCTGCTAACAAATTAGCTGTAATTCTGGTAGCAGGAGCCGCGCTTGTAATTGTGCTTGCTACAGGATCCCAAGGCATTAGCTTTAATAATCCTTCGGCTAACTTGCCAGATACTTGCTGGTCTCCTCTGGTTTTTGCCGCGCCTATGCTTCCACCGCTTAAAGGCTCGTTAGTTGTCGGGTTGATTCCGTCTGCAATTTTAGGCTCTACGTTCATTGTATCTTCTACAGCGTCCACAAAAGCCTTGTCTGCTCCCGCCTCTGCTAACTTGCTTGCTGTTGCTCCTAGCACCCCGCCAAGTAGCATTCCTCCCGAAATATTAATTGCAGACTCGCCATAAGTTCTAGTCAACTGCTGAGTATGTAGCGCCGCTTCTTGGATAGCAGTATCAATACCTACTACAGAACCAGTAACCGCCGCACCACTTAAAATGCTTTTTCCTGCTCGATAAGTATTTAATGCTACGCCACCTATAGACAACAAAGACAGTGGATCAGCCGTCATTACAGGAAGCCCTACCACAAAAGAAGTAGCCCCACCCTTAGCCATGATTTCTCTATCGCGCCGCTCCCTAGCAATCTGCTTCCTAACCGCTTCAATTTCCTGATCGTCGTCAGCAAAAATAGCGGAAGATACAAATTGCTCGTCTAGCTTTTCTTCCTCGGTAAACTGAGCATAAGCATCAAATGTGCTGTCGTCTTTAGTATCTGGCAGGCCCACTTCTTGATTGACAAAACTGCCAATAATGTTTTCTTGCCGAAAAAACGCTCCAGCAATTTCGCTAACGCTAGGCTTGTCCTCTGTAGGCAAAGTAGAAGTAACAGCAGACTTATCGCCATATAATTGTGTTGCGGGAGATTGCGACCAACCCATTATTTTATTTCCTGTGGTGCGCGAGTGTAAGCAGGATAGGCTCTAGTATATTGGTAATTAGTAGACAACGCATCTTGGCCAACTTGCTTAATACGTTCTTTTTCAGATTTTAACATAGCTTGATATTCGTCTGTTGGATTCCACCGATCAAACACGGCACCATCTTCTGCAATAAAGCTAGGGCGCAACAACGTTCCATCGCTGGTTAAAATAACCACGGAATAATCTGGCTCACCTTTAGCGGCTAACCTTGATGTTGTATCATCACTTTGCAAAAAGATTCCGCTCTTTTCAAACTCAACCCCTTGCGCGGCATACTCGTTTTTCAACGCATTGTAAATATCGTCTTTAATATACTCTACGCTTCCATTAACCGCATAGTATTGTTCTGGCGCATTTCTCATTAAGCCAAAACTAGAGTTAGTCCAGTTGGCCTTCATGTTGGCCATAGCTTTGTTTTTAGCGCCTTCCTCTGTACTTCCCGCCAAAAAGTAAGACTCTACCAACTCTTTGTAGTCAGCAACCATCTGGCTACCGCCAATAGAATTAGCGTCAAAGTCTTGAAACATGCCTGTAAACTCGCTTTCAATTTCGTCAGCATATGTGTTGTCAAAAGACTTTTTATTGTCACCAAGATACTTTTTACGCGCTTCAACCATTGAGGAATTAGCAGGATTTGTTTGGTCGTTTGCGTTAGCTATTGCCTTTTCTGCGTCCATGTACTCCATATTAAACGCTACTTGCTCAGCAAAAACCGTTTCTCTACGCGTAAATTCATTTCCCATACCCGCAATTTGCAAAATCCTATCCATAGTATTAGCGGCACTTTTAACCAAAGCCGCATCCCCGCTAACTAAATTATTTCTAAATTCTGTTTTCATGTCGGTAGGAACGTAGCGCGTACCCGCCACTATTTCTGCTTGCAGGACTTGTCTTGCCATAGGGTCGGAGGGCAAATTAGGCAACACCGTTTCATAATAATCGTCTACCGCACTTTGCGTTAAAGGCTCTGTTGTAGGGTTGCCTCTCATAGCCGCAATAGCGTTGCTAATGTTTGTTTGCTTGCTTATGTCAGAAGTAAATTGCGCGTTTACATAATTGCGATATTTTATTAATTCTTCTTCCGTAGAAATTAAGCCTTCGTTAAACATAGCTTCAATTTCAGCAAAAGCATTCTCAGAAGATATGCCGCCCGTTTTAATGCTTTGAACTAAGTCTGCTTTTCTTAACATTTCTGCGCTAGATAATTGATTTTGTTCAACAGTATATTGCCTTGCCTCGTCTTGAACTCTAGCCTCCAAGGTTTGAATTAAGGAGTCTTTTTGCGCCGCGCTTAAATCAGCAATTTCGCCCGAAGATTTTAAAGCATCTACAAAACCTTGCGCTTGCTGTAATCTTTCAGCAGTCGGTAAATCTTCACTTAACAAAGTTCTATCTAGCTCGCCTAGTTTAGACTGTATAGCAATAGTGTCTTTTAATGTTTCAATTTTTTTAACTATTGGCTCAGCACTTAAAACTCCTGCATCTACGCCGCTTTGCAAATCTGCCGTGTAGGAAAGTAGCGCCTTGTTGCCGCTTTCAAAATCTCCGTTTCTATACAAATTAGAAATTGTATCTTCTTCGGCCATAGCTCCCGCAAGAAGATTAGCAGCTATCTGACTATCGGATTTTTTCTTAGCCGCAGAATTTATTTGACGTACTACATCAGCGTTAGCTTGATTGTAATATTCTGATACAACATAGCGAGTTTCTTCATCAGCATTTCCAAGCAAGCCTTTGATAGATTCACTGGCAACCTGTTGGTACTTATCTACATTATCAGGGTGCAATTCTTGAGCCTTTTGGAGCGCGTCTTTTACATCAACATTTAAAGACTTTTGATAGGCGGCTTGCGCCACTTGATTATATTGTGCGCTTCCCCACTCCAATGCCCCCCGCTTTTCTACAGGACGACCTTCCTCAATGGCCTCTCTAGCCTCTCTAAGCGCGTCTGCGGGAGCTTCTGATTCAGCCTTAGCTTTGCCTATCCCTACAGCTAAACCTCTTACACCGTCAGCTACGCCTGCTAAAGCCTTCATACGATTGCCCACAGTAGGGTCTACACCCGTAGGTGTAAGCAAGCCATATCGTTTTATTGGTTTAATAGCCATTTTTTAAAGCCTTATTTATTGTATTGTGCAAATCCACCATAAGCATCGGCGGCGGCAGAAAGCAATGTAGAAGTTGCTCCAATGTTGGCTGTGCTTCGGGCCATTTTACCCTGCCGCTTTAATTGGCCTTGCTTTAGCCTTTCGCTTAATCCTATCATGCCTTCGCTTGCACTAATAGCCTTGGCGCTTTCTAATGCTACACTAGCAGGAGTTCCCTCAGTTGCTATGCCACTCGCCGCTAATGCCGCATTGTTAGCCGCTAACTGTGCGTTTAGCTGTTCTCGGCGCTGTAGCTCTCGGCCTTGCGCCGCTATTTTTTCTTCTTCGGCTTGACGCTCAAGTTCTTCTTGTTGTGCTTTTCCTGCCTCTACTTGCCCGTATGCGCTGACCGCTGCGCTTGTCACCATGACACTAGCCACTATTGCAAAACTCATTCAAATACCCTCTGGCTCTATCAAAGCCGCCTCTATTTCGTTTATATCAGTTAAATGCGTAGGGTGATATGTAATCCATACGCAATCGGTTTCAGCGTATATAACGCGCTTAGTTTGAGGGATAGTCTCCCCCATAAACGGCGCTTCAATATCCATGTTTCCAAATTGGCTAGACACTTGGCATTTGCCTTTTACTACCATGTATAAGTGTGTGGTTTTATGTAACGCCCCTACCAAACAAACGCCAGCAGGAATAAAAAGCTCTCTTGCATATAAACCATCACTAAAATGATGTTTAACCTCTAGGTCTACAGTATTCCCTTGCAACATAACAGACTGTAATTTTATAATATCATCTTGAGTAGAAACTTGATTCACGATGATTCTACCTCAAATTGAATTGCTTGCAAATGAAAAGGTGCCGCATCTGGCACTGTAATTTTAGGAGCAACATTAATTTCCCATCCGTAACCGCCATTATTGTTTTCAATAATACCACTTTTAACTTTAAATGGTGTACCTAATGGACTATTGCTAGAGTCGCCAAAACTTCTTACAGGAACAGGGTTGCCATCTATGTAAATACCTGCGCTTTCCCTGACTCGTAAATTCATGTTAGTAATTTTTTTCTGCCGCATAACATTAAAGCCAGTACCCATATTAGTATTTAAAGGCATAGGAACAATAGTAGGCACAAAGTTTAACCCAATTTCTAAATCAAGGTTGCCACCTGAAAGTTCTTGCTCTGTTAAAGTAATTTGCCCCGTGGCTGATACAGATCGTTTAGCAAGGTTATTACCATTCCCTATTACGCTTACTTCTGAATTGCGCAAATGATCGTCAGGCATTTGTACGGTAGTTGTAGACACGTTGTTCATTTTGACTGCCGAATCTAAAAGATAGTCAAAGCTCCATCGCTCAAGAGAATATTTAAAGCTAGTCCCGCCAGTAACTTTATTAACAATGTATAGCTGATCGTTGACTACGGACGCTGACACTAATAAATAGGGTAACGGACTGCCTGCAATAAATCTGCCGCTGTCTGCATTGATCCATTTAGTAAATCCGTTAATGTCTTGTGAGCGTAACGTATTAAGCACTGCACCTGTGCCGTCGTTATTAATAATAAAAACCCAGTTAGCATCTTCTGACGATGTACCTGACAGTACCGCTAGGTCTTTAGGTTTGTTAATTAAATGTGAGGACAATACCGATATGTCGTTACTAGTATATGCGTCCTCGTTAAAGTTATATACATATTGGCGTAAAGTTTTTCCGTTACGGTCTACAAATAACGTAGCACCATCTAAGGATTTTGCTTCTAAATATGACGAACCATGTTGCGTTTGCGACACCACATCAATCGTAGTAGGTGTGCCCCCTTTAACAAGAGACTCTAACCCTGTTGTAAATATCTGCAAGCCGCGATCAGAGTTAATATCTACGATTTCTGTTTGCGTTCTGCCCGTTAATGTGACAAATATACCTTCATCGTCTAGCCCTTCTTCAATAAAGAAATCAAAAAAAGAACCTGAACGAGATGCAAACAAACTCTGCGTTTTAGATTTAGTGCCGCCTAGCCATAATCTGCCGCCATGAAAAGTCCCCATTTTAGGATAGCCGCGTGCCGCGCTCCAAATATCCTCTTTTCTTGTAACTCCGTTCTGTGATTTAGTGGTAGTAATTGTCCGTACTGCGCCCGTAGCTCCTGCTGTTTGAAAGCCTGTAAATAATTCAAAGTCTTTTGCGGAAGCTCCAGAGCATGTAATGGTATAAACGTGCGCCCCTGTTCTTACTACCGATACCCCGTCATCTGCCATTACTGGCATTTCTTGTATATTTTTTTGCAAGTTAAACTGCGTAGACGATTGTTCATCAGTAGAGCCGTCCCCCGCATAAGTAATGTTTTTGCTTAACACTCCCTCAATGTCTATCTGAAACGTGTCACCTGTTTGAAATCCTGCAAATGACATAACTTGCACATCACTTACAGGAACAGGACTTGCATTGTCGTTGTAGTCGTACTGAGGAACACTCACAAATGGAATATTGTCTATCGAAAATAAATCGTTTATATTAATAATTCTTCGCGGCGCATGATTTTCGTGAAACATTAACATAACTGTTTCAGTTTGTGCGTCTCGTATTTTTGCAATTTCAGAAGATTTATAAGGAATTGGCATGTTAGCTACTAACACGGTGCCCGTATTACCTTCGTGCGGGATGCGGTAAAATGCCATGTTGCCGTATGATGGAGTAGTTTCTGCACCCCCTGTCGCTACACACAAATAATGCCTGTCTACCTCTACGCTAAAATCAAATGTTTTTACGTCAGAAGTGTTTAAAGTTTCTTGCATTACATTTAATTCGCTTAACTCTACGGTTTGCGAACCAAGATCACCTGTATCACCTGTTCTTACTAGCCTGACATAAGGCGTAGCAACATTTTCTTCTATCTTTATTCTAAACGATTGATAATCAGCCGTTACAGTAAAGGCAGTGCCAGCACTCCAAACGGTTCCGTTACTGCTAGTCTGTACTTTAAACACGCCTGTATCAGAGTTTTGCGTAACAAAGCGTATATCTTGGACATCAACAAATCTAATGTTTCCTGATACGCCACTCATATCATAATTTGCTACTATGTATTCAGTTGCACCAACTCCATTAACGCCAATAGGGGCGGTAGTTGTGCCGTAGGTAGCAGGATTAAAATCATTAAGGTTTGCAGGCGTACCACCATTAGGCATAGTAGCTGTAATGCCTGACGTATAAGGTGTCAAAATTCCGACAGGCCGATCAATGTGTTCTGTGCCGCATCGTCTTTTTAAGCCGCCTTGCGGAACAATCATTACATTTTCGCCTGTTTCTACGCCTTGCGTATATTGCTCTAAATCAGTGCGCCCAAGTAATAATGGTGATAGCTCACCACTAACAAAACTAGATTGTAATAAAGTTGTTTTACTCATGTATAACCTATAATAAAGCTGGTATTAATTTAGCATTGTTATCTACGTCCGAAATAACGTCTAGTTTAGCACTTTCAGCAGGAGTCAGTCCTGATGCCCCTGTTTCCTGCACAAATACAGCAGGAGGATTTATCTGTATAGAGTTAGAGCCTGACGCAATAATACTAACCCCATCATCCCGATCAACCCACAAATTATTTATTTGTAGCGGAGTTGACTTTGTATTATCCCATGTAATTGCTACTTTGCTAGTAATATTAGTTATTCTGTTTACTTGCGGCCAACTTAAAGCGCCAAACGCCTCTGCAATTCCTGTAGGAGTAGTAATAAAATACTGATACCATGCTCCAATGTCGGGGCCATCAATAACATTGTCAGCCTCGTTAAAGTCAAATTGCATATTGCCTGAGTCCCAACTAATGCCAGTTACAGTAGACCCGTCTTTACCATGCGCCGCGTAAGTAGGGTTATTGTCTTGCGAGACTAGCGCAGACCAACCAGTAGAGGTAGCTACTACAGACGTAGGAAATTCTAGTTTGTCTATTTTTGTTACCCTTAACTCTAGTACATCACCTACAGAATACCCTACACCTTCTGCGTATGTTGCTGTATAGCTTGTTCCTGCTACCACCTGATTAACTACTTGAGTAGAGGTTGTGGTGTTGTAAACTCTTAGCGTAGACCCCGCAACTAATCCTGTTATGGATACGCTTCTAGGAGCTAAGACTGTACCGTTGGCATCGGTTCGCGTTCCGTTAAAAGCACCACCGTTAGGAAGGGTAATCAATCCAGTGGTGGTTGCATCACCAGTGTAAGTACAACCATTAACTGCCATATCCCAATCATCGAGGTTAAACGAATTACCTGTCCGTATTAAGTCCTCTCCATAAACCATGTTAGCTGTCTGGGCAAGTTGGTACTGGTAATAATCATATAACTTTTGCGTGTTAGCATCTTGCGTAATCGTCACGGTTTCAGTAGCAAAGTTTAACGAAATCCCAGTAATTGCGGCCGCTTGCGCCTCTGTAGATATTAAAGTGGTGTTGTCTGCAAGCCTGACTTCTTGTTTGATTGGTTCGCTAACCGCAGATTGAAAACCAAGATATGTATAGCCATACTCGCGAATGCGAATATCAAAAGGTGCTTTGTTTGATGACGGTGCGCTGTTTTGATACTTATTAAAAATAGTTACAATTTCGCTAACTGCACCGTTTGAACTTGTGCGTACAGCATCTTGTATAGTCCCATCTGTATCATATATGGCTACCTTTACTCCTGACAGACCTGTACCACCTGCATTCGTCAGAGTGTAGTTGACGCTTTTGGCCTGAAATACATAACCGCTACCGCTGTCTGTAATATCTGCATCTGTAAAGGTAGTGCAGTCAATGAGGGTTGCGCCTCCATTGTTAGCGCCTGCCAGAAAAACTACCGTGTCTAGCGAATCTAAATCAAACACGGTATCTCTAAAGATACCCGTATAACTTTGGAACGTCTTAAATGCCGCCAAACCGTTAGCAAACTGTGCGTTGGAAACTGGACGCACAAAGGTAGCTCGTATACTCCAAGCTGTGGTTAAGTTTGCATTGCCTCTAAACTTAGTATCCACTAACTCACTAGCTGAATGATAAAAAGCACCACCAATAGGCCCGTCCCAAATTGAGCCGATCATCCTTACTGGCCCAGTGCCGCGCATAAATGCCCAATTAGCGGCGGTGCTTGTGTAGTTTTTAATGTAACATCCGTAAAAATTAAAGATAGGCCCATTAGATACTTCCGAACCACCATTGCCGAAAACATCGGAGTTTGCACTGGGTTTTGTGCTGTTTAGAGATATGTAACAACCCTGCCTTGTGATTGTTGAGTCGTTTGCTTCTCCGCCGGTTAGCCTGCCGAATTGAACAGCACAACCATTCGCAGCGTTCCATGCGTCATAACCGCCTGTGTTGACAGATTGCTCTGTATCTATTGACACATCTACATCAGCCAGAAACGCACCACTTGTTAATCCCCAGTCTCTACCATTAAACGAGTAAGACTTTCCGGCCACGGTACAGGCCGTAACTGCTGATTCAATATCGGCTAGGCTTGTGCTTATAGTAAAAGAGGCACCTGATGGTGGTGAGCTTTTAAACCCACCATCGCCTACGGTTATTGTTGAAGATGTGGCACTTTCAATGTACCTAATTTGCCACGTTGCAGTTAAAGAAGTATTGACCTTCCACAACAGGAATCTACCCGCGTCACCAGAGGCAGGAGCGTTACCAGAGGCATATTGAATAACAGTTGTCGAGCTACCTGTACCGCCAACCAGAGCCTTGTAAGCTCCGCTGACAGTAATTCTTGTTGACGTTGATGTAAACGTAGCCATTTAACTCTCCGTAATACTGGTTAATACACCATTGGTGTAGTTGAGAGTTTTGGTAGTCACTACACTGTTAGCAGTCAGCACGATACTGGTTAATACGCTATTAGTATAGGAAAGGGCTTTAGTTTGACCGCCGCCATAAGTAATGCTAGTTAGCAACCCGTCAGTATAAGTAAATGCAGGATTACTTAATGGGCTTTCTCCTCTTAAAACAACAGCTACCACGCCGCCAGTTATGGATTGTACATCTAGGGTAACGCTTGGACCTTGCTGTGGAAGCAGTATAGTATCACCTGTCACCATAGCGTAAGCCATTAGATTAAAGTAACCTGCCGCTAGAATTGTAGGCACAGAATCGCCGCTATCGTAAGACCACAAAGAACCTTCTCCCTGCTGGCCTACTTGCGTAAAGTCGTAAATATTAAAGGCCATTACTGCCTCACGGATATAAAAGGCTGATCTCGTAAAGGAATTGTAAGGTGTTGTTGTGCGTCTGCGTATCTTGCCATGCGTGACGCATTGATATATTTAGACGCGTTCATATCCGCAGAAGCGGCGCTATCTCGTATAGAGGGCGCAAAGTCCATAGCTAAAGCATACTCAACCATTTTAGAAAAATATACAGGCCATTCTCCTTCTCGCACATTAGCGGTATATTCTGCATATAACGGCCCAGAAGTATTAGCGTGTATTTTATCGCCATAAATTCGATAATTGACATAAGGGTCAATTTTAATTAAAACTAAAAGATCAGTAGGCATTTGAAAAACGTGTTTAAATTCATCACCTAC